ACCACGTTCTCTTGCAAGCCAAACTGATTCTGTGTAAGCAGCTTCTTTAAGTGTGTTGTAGATTTTATCAATTGTTACAAGCGCATCTGCTGAATCGTATGGCATTCCAAGACAAGCAAGTGCATCAGCAAGACCGTGAGTACCAAGACCTGTACGGCGACCATCAGCACAAGCTCTTAGAAGATTAGTCCACAATTCTTTCTCATCTTCTGTATCGCAAGCACCAATAATCTTTGTAAGTTTCTCAATTTCAAGTTCTACAAGATCGTCAGAAAGACGCATTGCACGTTTTACGACACCTTCAAATTTTTCAAAATGAAAGTATGAATTTGATTCAAAAGGATTTACTACGAATGACTTAAGATTTACTGAGATTAGACGGCAAGAGTCATAAGCAGAAAGTGGAATTTCACCACAAGGATTGGTTGTAAGGGTTTTAAATCCCTGTTCTGCATAGCTTTGTGCTGGCAGGTATTTCTCAATGTTTCCCCACATTAAGAGTCCTGGTTCTGCCGTCCTTGTTGCTGAGTCAACGATTTCTTTCCATAGTTCTCTGGCTCTAATAGTCTTAGAGTAAGTAGGATTACTGGAATCAACAGGAAATCTAAGAACAAAATCTTGATCTTGTTCCACAGCTTCCATAAAATCATCTGAAATTTTGATTGAGACATTTGCACCTGTAACCTTTGTTAAATCATGCTTCATTTTTGTAAATTTCTCAACGTCTGGGTGTCTTACGTCAAGAGAAATCATAAGAGCACCACGGCGACCGTTCTGACCAATCATACGACAAACATAAGAATAGAAGTCAGCAAATGACCAAGCACCAGTTGTAGTACCTGCTGAATTGTTTACAGTCATACCTTCTGGACGTAGATTGGAAATGTCAAGACCTACACCACAACGACGTTTAAATAAGTTTGCAAGATGTTTGCCAGAATCCAGAATAGATGAAACTGAATCTTCTGGGGAAGCAACTACTACACAATTTGATAAAGATACATTAACTTCATTATTACCAATACCATACATAGGAGAACCTTGTGGTACTATGTAACTGAAATCTTTAATGTCTTCATAGATTCTTTCATAACTTAACGCACTTTCACTACCAAACTTTGCCTCAATACGAGCAAATTCAGCAGCAATTCGCTTATGCATCTGATCTGGGTTTGTCTCCAAATACTTACCATCTTTTGTTCTTAAAGCGTATTTGGAAGCAAATACGTTCGCCGCAAGTTCATCGTTATTAAAATAATTTAAACTGTCTTTTGTCACATCTTCTCTACTATGCATCTGAACTCTCCGTTTTTTTCTTTTTGTATTTTGAGTATTTCTTCTTCAGATTATCTTCTTGCTCTTTAGAAGTTCTAACCATTATGTCCGATGGAGTCTCACCTGTCGAGGGCAAAACTTTAATTTTCACATTACTTGTATCCATGAAGATTGGATAGACAAGACCATCTGGACCATTACGATTTTTTGCAACAAAGATTCTACCAGAGTTTGAAGCTTTATCCTCAACCGTTCTAGAAACAGAAAAAATAAAATCAGCAACAAAGCATTTATTGAATGCCTCTGAGATTGATTCCATCGTAATTACTTCTGCATTTAGACCAGAGCGATTAGTTTGTGATGCCGTCCAAACAGGGCAAGTATACTCTTGTGCTAGTCCTCGCAACTCTTCATAAATAGTTTCAAGTTCCTGTCTCTTCTCTTTCTGATTAGAAATAGGTCGAAGAAGATCACCATAGTCTACAATAATCATATCTGGTTTAATACCCTTAATTTTTAGCTTCTCAAGATGGAGTTTAAGAGTATTAGTAGACGCAGATTTGGTTGGATACTCCTTGACAATAAGTTTACCAGCCAAATCCTGTACCGATTGAAAAATCTGCTCTTTAAAAGTAAATAAGTCTTTCAACTCAATACCAGTAAGACAACTATCGTAACGCGAAGCGACAACAGAATCAGCAAGCTCAAGTGTATAGTGAACTACAGTCTTGCCAAGCTTTAGTGCTTCTGTACCAAGGTGTACAAGCACCATTGATTTACCAGCACCAGTAGGAGCAATAACTACTCCAAGCTCACCAGTACCAAGACCACCTTTGCAAATGCCATCAACCTCAGACCAACCCATACTAACTGGATTACGAGCTTTAATTTGGAATCGCTTTTCAAAATCTACAAGATAATCATAACCAAAATCAGATGTTGTTCCAAGTTTAAGGGCTTCATTGATTGTCTTAGAAATTTCATCAAAAGAAGCAGATTGTAGAAGTTTAACAGACTTCAACATTGCTTCTTTTAGTTTCTGTTTCTTGCAAAAATCAAGAGAGGTTTCTTTGATAAATTGAGCACCATCTGGTTCTGCATCCTGCATACGAGCAAAGAAATCACGAACCTGCTTTTGGACGGTTTCGTTTTGATCCTCAAGACCAGACCTAACAAGTGTAGTCATAATGTCAAATGTAGGATGAATTTTGTATTTATCTTTATAATTGAATACAATTTGTACAAACGCTTGGAGATACTTTAGCTCAAGAAATTCAACAGAGAATACCTCACGGATTTGGTCGCAGAAAGGACGGTCCATAAGGATAAGCTGTACGAGATTTTCTTGAAAAGTTTTCCCAAAGCGGCTAAAGTCGCTTCTTTCAACTGTGGTCATTAGACACCTATTTGGAAGTTATAGAGTAATACGGTTTGAACTAGAAGTCAACTAATAAAAAAACCATCTTTCACAATACCATTTCTGACAAGTCCACACTATTTATTATGTGGAGAAAATAATGTTTAGTATTTACATAATTAAAAACAAAATAAATGATAAAATTTACATTGGTCAAACTAAAGGCACTATCAATAAAAGATGGATTGGTCACAAGTCAAGAGCCAACAAAGGTTCTAATCTTGTTCTTCATTCAGCAATGAGACTTCACGGAATAGAAAACTTTAACATAGAACTAATAGAATGTGTAGCAACTTTAGAAGAAGCAAATAAAAAAGAATTTGAATTAATAAATAACTTAAATTCTAAATGTCCTAATGGTTATAATATGGTTGATGGAGGAAATGTAGAATTTTTAAATGCTACAGAGCCAAAAACAAAACAACATAAAGAAAAAATACAAAGCAGCCATATGAAAAATGCAAAACCTATTGTTCAATTTGAAATAGAAACTGGTAAGTTAATAAAAGAATGGGATTCTGGTAAAGAACTTGTTCGTAACAATTACAACAGAATGAACATTATAAATTTATGTAAATCTAATAATAATTTTGGTTACATTTATGGATACGGATGGTCTTATAAAGGCTACTACGATACAATAGAAGATAAAACATTTTTTGCAAATCCATCATATAATCCATATGGAACAACTATCAAATGTTTAGATTTAAACAATAATCTAATCAAAATTTATTATAAAATTAGAGATGCTGCAAAAGAAATTAATTGTAGCCCAAGCAGTATTCAAGATTGCATACAAGGAAGAGCAAAGACCTGTAAAGGTTTTAAATGGTCGTATGCTTAAATACTACCAGGCTTTGCATGACCAAAAACGGGCTTTAGTTTTTGGTCCTGGGTTTTCGCAGTTGTGGCGTGCTCTGAATGATTTACGTCTTTTTGGGTTAGACTTTTTAATCTTCATGTTCTTATCGCCAAAATTAACTTTCTTTACGTTACCAGTTTTTGGATCTTTAACGAAAACTTTAGATTTCTTTACATCGCCTTTCATTGGCTTATTCAGTTGAACAGTTCTGCCTTGGTATTTAGCTTCTTGAATTATTGTTCTTTGGCTCTCTAGTAACTCTTGGAGACAACCAGCGCAAACCAAAGTTCCATCATCTAAGTGAGCATCATCGTATTCGGTGTTTTCTGTGATTGCTTGTTGAGCGGCAGGAGCAATTTCAGAAGAAGCTTGAAGAATGCCAGCTAAACCTTTTGCATTACCTAGCGTGTTAGTTTTAGCTAATAAAGGAATAAGTTGAGCAATTTCACCAATTATAGCTGGATTTGCTGTTTGTACTGCACTTGCAATTAATCCTAAAATTATTCCACACAATGCAATAGTTGCTGATGCACCACCAAATTTAGCTAATCCTGCTTCCACACTGTCGTTACCTAATGCTTTTAAGATTTTTACAGTAAAATTAAAACCTTTCTCAAATTCTTTGCTTATTGGTCTGTTTTTTAATTCACTAACTTGTGATGCTTGTGTTGGAGTTTGGTTCTGCGAACTAATTGCTTGCTTAACTCCATTTACAACCATTAAAGCTATTTTTGAAGCCTCATTAAAATCATCACCTGTTAACATTTGTTTAATCTGTTTGTATGCATCTATTAACTTAGTACCACCAGCACTTACTATAGCAATTAAATTACGAGGATTTCTTACTAAAGCCAAAAGATTAGCTAATGTTTCTTTGTTTGGTCCTGGTTGCGTGATTTGTGCCTTAGAAGCGTCTGTAATGTCTTGCAATGGTGTTTGCTGTTGACCTTGTTGTGGTTGTGCTTGCTCTACCACAAATCTTCTCCAGTTTTCTACAATTAATTGATGTTCGTTTTTCATAACTTTAATTAGTCCTTCTTTTTCTTTTTGGTCCAAGAGATTGGTTTAGAAGATTTCTTCTTTCTTAGTGGTCCTTTACCAGCAGATTTACATTGTGCTTTTGTTGGTCTACAAGCTGGGTATTTACCGCCTTTGTCAGCAGAATCACGACCACAAGGACCACCAGTTCTACAATTTATCCAACCTTTACCTTTGTTTCTTGCAAACCATCCGTGAAGACCTTGTTCTTTTTCTTTAGAGAAGTTTGGCTTATAATCTTTTTTTTTAGCTTCATCAATTATGTTTGTTTCTTCAACTTCCTCAAGAAGCAAAGCATAATCAATTTCTTCGTCTGTTGCACTTTCACTTATGCCTTTCCAAATCTTTCCTTGGCGGCACTTAACAACAGCACCAGAAGCATAAGCAGAAGGCCAAACATCGTATTTACGTTTAGCTATTCTTGTGCAACGATCACCACCAGACTTCTTTTTCTTTTTGGCTTCTTGAAGTTGATTAAGATAATCAATTAATTTTTTCTTAAGATCTGCTGCTGTTAAACCTTGTTGTTTAGCATTATAAAGAACATTTTTTATTTCATTTTCAATTGCATCAACATGAAGTTCAATTTTTCTTTCTTTCTCTTCTGCTGGGGATGGTTTTTCTTTTAAATCAGTAAAACCTAAGCTTAATTGCTCACCTTGAGTAGATGTAGTTGTCTCTTCTTCTGTAAGAAAC